AATTCAATTACAATGCCTGCTGGTTTGTTATTTGTCAGAGGTATTCAAGTATACGATTCTACAAGTGCTACTACAGGCGAAGGAGTATGGTTAGAAAGACGTGATCAAACTTTTATATCTGAGTATGTTGGAGAATTAACAGGAACTGAAGGGGGTTCTTCAGGTCAAGATACAACAGGTCTTCCTAAATATTATTCTATGTTTGGTGGTGCTACTACTGGAACTAGCACAGCTACGTCTGGAGCCATATATGTAGCTCCAACACCAGACCAAAACTACAAATATATTATTCATTATAATGCTATGCCAACTGGTTTAGAAACAAATACTAGTGGAACTTATGTAAGTAATTACTTTCCTCAAGGCTTATTATATGCTTGTCTATGTGAGGCTTATGGATATTTAAAAGGTCCAACTGATATGTTGACATTATACGAACAGAAGTATAAAACTGAACTACAAAAGTTTGCAGCAATGCAGCTTGGAAGAAGAAGACGAGACGATTACACGGATGGTACAATCAGAATTCCAATCGAGTCAGCGCCTCAATAATTAGGAGATTTTTATGGCAATAACATCAGCGATATGTAATTCATTTAAAGTAGAAATTCTACAAGGCGGACATAATTTTAATGATTCAAGTGGAGCACCAACAGGTAACACTTTTAAATTAGCTTTATATTCAAGCAACTCAGCAACATTAAGTAAATCAACAACTGCTTATGCAGCACCTTCAGATGCTACAGCAGATCCAACAAGTACATACGAAGTTACAACTACTTCATCAGGTTATTCAGCTGGTGGAAATACGTTATCAGCAAGTGCTGATCCAGTTTTATCTGGTGATACAGCATGTGTAAAATTTGCTGATACAAGTTGGGGATCTTCTGCTTCTTTTACTGCAAGAGGATGTTTAATTTATAATACAACTTCTATTACAGGATTCACAGCAAACAGAGCAGTTTGTGCAATTAACTTCGGTGGTGATAAAACTGTAACAAGTGGAACTTTTACAATCCAGTTCCCAGCTCAAACAGCAGGAAACGCAATCATTCAGATAGCATAAGGAGAAAGTCCTTATGTCAATAGCTCAGACATTCACCGTAACAGTCGCTGGTGGTAAATATTATATTGATGGAGTTCAACAAGCTACCGTAATGATCGGTGCAGGTCTTACTTATAAATTTGATCAGTCAGATAATACTAATAGCAATCACCCACTTAGATTTTCAAGCGACAGCGGAAACTCAACTCCCTACACTACTGGTGTAACTACATCTGGTATACCTGGAAACTCTGGAGCCTATACACAAATTGAAGTAGCTGCAGGTGCACCTTCAACTTTATATTATTATTGTACTAATCACTCGGGCATGGGTGGAGAAGCTAACACTGATGGTTGGGGTCGTTCTTATTTTGGACAAGCTGATTGGGGTGATACAAATATAATTGAAACTGGATGGGGACGTAGAACTTGGGGTTATCAAGGTTGGGGTGATACACCTATTGTTGAATTAACTGGTTTATCTGCAACAACAAGTATTGGAAGTTTAGAAGTAGAAACAAAACCTGGTTGGGGTACACTTAACTGGGGTGAAAATGGATGGGGCACTGTTGAATCCGCAGTATTTAATATATCTGGTTTATCAGCAACTACATCTGTAGGAACTGTTTTAGCAAAAGACGTAGTAGGTTTAACTGGTTTAAGTGCAACAGCTTCTGTAAATGCTTTTGCATCTGTTTCAACAAACGCTACAATTACTCTTTCAGGATTATCACTTACAACTTCTGCCGGTCTATTAACAGAAGATGAACACTCAGTGGGTCTATCAGGTTTATCAGCAACAAGTGCTGTAGGATCTTTAGTACCGGATAGTGCAATAGGTATTTCTGGATTATCTGCTTCAACATCAGTTGGTTCAGTAGCTATTACATCTGATCCTACACACCAATTAACTGGAGTGTCAGCTACATCAGGATTAGGATCTGTTGAAGTTTTACCAGTTACACTTGTTGATCCTTCTGGAGTAACAGCTACTACAAGTATAACATCAGTTGGAACTACTCAATTATCAAATATATTCCCAACAGGTCAAATAGCTACAAGTAGTGTTAACGGTGATAAATTAATATTAAGATATTACGGAAAACTTGATCCGAAGACAAGTTCAGGATATACTACAAAAACACCTAAAACGTCTGCTGGTGGATACTCAATTAAGACGCCTAAAAACACAACAGGATATACGGTTAAGACACCATAATTATGTTTGACTTAAAACTAAATAAACAATATAAACTAACAAACTAGGAGAATTTTAACAATGGCTTCAACATATACACCTCTTGGCGTAGAATTAATGGCAACTGGCGAAAATGCTGGTACTTGGGGAACAAAAACAAATACTAATTTACAAATTATAGAGCAAATCTCTGGTGGTTATAAAGTACAAACTTTAAACGCTGGTGGAGCTGGTGCTAATACAACAACATTAGATGAAACAGATGGTGCAACTGGAGCCACAGTTGCAACTAGAGTAATTATTTTTGGTGCAGTTTCTCCTGAAACAATATCAGGAAATAAAATTGTAACTTTTCCAGTAGGTGTAGAAAATTTTTATCTTATTAAAAACAGTACATCAGGTTCATATACAGTACAATTAAAAGCAGCTAGTGGTTCAGGTGCAACAGTTACTTGGGCAACAAGTGATAAAGGTTGGAAGCTAGTTTATTTTGATGGTGTAGCAACTAACACAGGAGTTTATGATGTTGGTTTTGGTGCTGCAACATCACCAGGTGGCTCAACTACACAAGTTCAATTTAATAATTCAGGAGCATTTGGTGGAGATGCCAATTTTGTTTGGGATGCTTCAACAGGTTTAAACATAGGTTCACAGAAAGAATTAAGACTTCAGGATAGCTCTGGAGGAGAATACATAGGTATGAAAGCATCGGGTACGACTACGGATTATACTATCACGTGGCCAGCAGCGGTAGCAGGAGGAAACGGCTATCTTTTAAAATCAACATCAGGTGGAGTATTGTCTTGGGAAGAAGCCGACGCAGGTGGAACTTCATGGCAAGCAGTTAAAACTAATTCAGATTCCCCAGTAAGTGGAGCAGCAGGAGCAGGATATTTCATGAATACTACTGGCGGTGCTATTACTTTAACTTTACCAGGCTCACCAACTATAGGAGATGAAATCTCGTTTATAGATTATGCAGGTACTTTCGATACTAATAATTTAACCGTTGCAAGAAACGGTAAAAATATTAATGGATCAGCAGCAGATTTAACTGTTGCAACAGAAAGAGCTGCAAATACTTTAGTCTTTACGGATAACACTCAAGGTTGGTTACTGAAGAGTAATTAATAGGAGTTGGGGTGTCAACTTATAGAGAAATAGTAGGAAAGAAAATTAAAAAAGTATCATCAGATCCTTCGTCAGGAACTGAAGGAGAAATGTGGTATAACTCTGCTACAGGAACTTTAAGGGGGCCCGCAGTTACGGAAGCATGGTCAAGTGCCTCTGCTTTAAATACTGCAATTTATTATAACTGTGGAGCAGGAGATCAAACTGCAGCATTATCTTTTCAAGGAACCGCTGGTCCTAATCCAACAACAGCTACACAAACAGAAGAATATAATGGATCTGGTTGGTCTATAGGTGGTGCTACACCTGTAGCAAAAAGATCAGGAATGGGCGCTGGAACTCAAACTGCAGGTTTATCAGCAGGAGGTGCAACTGCACCAGGAACTGCTTCAACATCAACAGACGAATATAATGGTACGGCGTGGACATCAGTTAATGCTTTAAGTACTGGTAGAAGATATACAGCTGGATGTGGCACACAAACAGCAGCTATATGTACTGGCGGACAAAACCCAGGTGGAACACAAATTGATTCAACGGAAGAATACGATGGAACTAATTGGACAGCAGGTGGAGCATGGCCTAAAACAATAAGACAAGAAGTTTTGTTAGGAACTCAAACAGCAACTTTAGGAGCTGGTGGTTATTCAACGGTAGTAGAAGTTGAAGCTTATGAGTACGATGGTAGTTCTTGGACTGCTACTGGAAATATGAATCAACAAAGGTATGTGTTTCAAGGTTTTGGAACACAAACAGTAGGTATTGTATGTGGTGGTGAGCCAGCACCCAATGCAGCTACTAAAACAGAATCTTATAATGGAGCAACGTTTTCTACTTCTCCTGCTACTTTAGGAAATCCAACAGCACAAGCTGCTTCAGGAGTTGCTTCTCCAGGAACAGCTGGAATAGTTTTTGGTGATGCGGCTGGTGGAACAGCAGCTAACACAGAAGAATATAACAAATCAACAAACACAATCACTGCAGGAGCATGGGCTAGTGGTGGAGCTTTAAATACTGCTAGATTTGGTAGTGCTCAAATGGGGAGTACAACTGCAGGCTTAGTTGCAGGAGGTTCAGATCCATCAGGTAAAAAAAATGAATCAGAAGAATACAATGGTACTTCTTGGACAGAAGGAGATAATTTAAACACTACTAGAGGTTACTTAGGTGGAGGTAGAAATTCTACACAAACAGCAGGATTGGCTTTTGGTGGTACAACATCAACAGGTCCAGATAATCCAGGAGCTACAAATGCAACTGAAGAATACGATGGCTCTTCTTGGACATCAGTAAATAATATGAATTATTCTGCTAGAAATTTAGGTGGTTTAGGAACACAAACATCAGCTCTTTCAGCAGGAGGGGTTCCGGTTTTAGCAACTAGCGGAGAATACGATGGAACTAATTGGACAGCAGGAACTTCTCTTCCTGCAGGTTTACAAGATAACTACGGTATGACTGGCGCAACATTAACTGCTGGTTTATTGGCTGGCGGTGAAGGACCTCCGGGTAGCACTGTTAATAACACTTTTGAATACGACGGAACTAATTGGACAGCTGGTGGAACTCTTCCAACTGCTACAAGAGAAAATGGAATGTCGGGAGTACAAACTTCTGCTTTAATGTTTGGAGGTGCCGATCCATCTACAACCGGACGAACAATAGGATATGACGGAACAGCATGGTCAACAAGACCAAGCTTAGGAACCGCTAGAGCACAAGCAGGAGGGGCTGGAACAGCAACTGCCGCTTTTTGTGCTGGCGGTCTTGTACCTAGTCCTGGAGCAACAACAGCAACAGAAGAATTTACATCTGAAACAACATCAATTAATATAGGGGATTTTACAACGAGTTAATTATGGCAACTTATAGAGAAATACACGGTAAAGCAATTAAGTCAGTATCAACTGATCCATCAGCAACAACTGATGCAGGACAGATTTGGTATAATACAGCAAGTGATACTTTTAAAAGTATTGTTAATACATCAGCATGGGCAAGTGGTTCACCAATGATAACAGCTAGAGCTAGAGCAGGTGGAACAACTTCCTCAGATTCAACTCAAAGTGCAGGACTAGCTTTTGGTGGACAAGATCCAGGTGGAGTAGTTAATTTAACTGAAGAATATAATGGAGCTGGATGGTCAGCTGGTGGAGCTTTAAATACTGCTAGAAGATGGCATTATGGAGCAGGATCACAAACTGCTGCTCTTTGTGCCGGTGGTGTAGCCGCAGCAGGAGCAACTCCAGTAACAGCTAATTCTGAAGAATATAATGGATCATCTTGGACTGAAGGAGAAAATATGGGCACTGGAAGATATAATGGTGGTTCAGGTGGTATTCAAACAGCTGCATTTGCAGTTGGAGGAAGCCCAGCTCCTAGTTATACAAATGCAACAGAAGAATATGATGGCACAGATTGGACTGCAGGAAACAACATGTTGGTGTCTAAAGGATATTATGGTGGTGGAGGTACTTTAACAGCTGGAATAATTATGGGTATAGGGTCCAGTAGCACTGATGCTTATGAATATGACGGCACTAATTGGACTACAGGTGGAACTATGAATAGAGGTTGTTCTCAAGGTAGTTATGCTGGACTTCAAACAGATGGTATTAGTTTTGGTGGAACTCCTCCAACAACTGCAACAGAACATTATAATGGAACTACTTGGACAAATTATCCTTCAATGGGAACCGCTAGATATGCGTTGGCAAGTGCAAGTGGAACAGCTTCAGCAGCTATGGGCGCTGGAGGAGAAGTAACACCTCAGACAAATGTTACAGAAGAATTTAATAATTCAGCAACCGTTTTTACAGCCGCAGCATTTTCATCAGGAACTAACTTTCCAACATCTTCATCAGCAATAGCTGGTGTAGGACCAAGAGATGCTGCTATAGGAATTGGTGGTTATCCAGAAGGTTCACCGCCAACAGGAAAAAGTTTTGAATACAATGGAGTAGCTTGGTCAGCTGAAGCTACTTTAAATCCTAATACTGGAACTTCAGGTGTTAACTCTGCAACCGGAACACAAACAGCTGTTATTAACGCACAAAATACTTCAGGAGGACCTCCTTATCAATATATAGCAGCAGGTGAATATGATGGATCTAGTTGGTCTAATGCAACTAATAGACCTAGCGATAATTATTCACAAGCAATGTCTGGAACACAAACTGCAGGTTTACTTTTTGGTGGTACATCTTCTCCAACAGGAACTATGAACATTACACTTTCATATGACGGCACTAATTGGACTGCAGAGGAAGCTTTAAATCAAGGAAGATCAGAGCTTGCTGGAAGTGGAACTGCAACTGCAGCATTAGGAACTGGAGGTTATTCAAATCCACCAGCAACTGTATTTGCTAATACAGAAGAATATGGGGGAGAATCTTGGACAGCTAGTAATGCTTTACTAACTGCATTAAGAAATGGAAGATCGTCTGGAACTCAAACAGATGCTATATTTATGGGTGGAGGTGCTCCAACTTACACTACTGCTTCTTTCAAATATGATGGCACCTCATGGTCAACATCACCTAGTTTAGCAACAGCAAGGAATAATTTTGCAGCTGGTGGTACATCACCTGTCGCAGCAGCATGGGGATCTGGAGGATATTATCCAGGAAGTTCTCCTAACAGAACAAATACAACGGAACATTTTAACGTAGAAACAACAGCTGTAAACGTTAAAACACTTACACAAAGTTAAAAATTATGGTATACAAAATTAAAAAGGAGGAAACACTATGGCACACTTTATATATGGAGTAGCTACTAACACTGGAAAAGGATTTTTTACTGCAGAAGACAGAAGAAAATTCTTCCTTAGAGGTTATCCTGCAAACGTCTGGATGGTTGGAAACAACGTCGATGGCGCTATGTGGTTAGCTGAAAAGAACGGTGTTGAAAAAACTAAGTCAGAAGCACAGGCTCTAATTGACGCTGATACTCAAGCAGCACAAGCTGCATGGGACGCTCAAACTGACGAAGAAAAAGCTGATCCAATGCATCCAAGACCGACAGACATAACATTGCCATAAGGATATTCTAAATGGCAACGTACGAAGAAATATACGGTAAACGGGTAGAGGTATTAGACGCTGACCCTACGCTGACTGCAGCGTATGAGGGACAGGTGTGGTATAACTCTACTTCAGGTAAACTTAAAACGGTATTAACAACTGCCGCATGGTCAAGTTCATCAGGTTTAATATCAGCTAGATATACTGGAACAGGTTTTGGAGTTACAACAGCTGCTGTTTATGCAGCAGGTGCAGATCCATCGGGAGCTACAAATAGTACTTTTGAATACAACGGTAGCGGATGGTCTAGTGGTGGAAATGTAAATACAGCTAGATATGAGTTAGGGGGAACTACTGCGGGAATAGAAACAGCAGGATTAATTTTTGGTGGTCACACTGGTCCTCCAGGTTTTAATGGTACACAAGCTACTGAAGAATATAATGGAACAGCATGGACAAGTGTTAATAACATGGCAACAACAGTTTCTTTTATGGGTGGAAGCGGAATTCAAACAGCTGCATTTTCTGCTGGAGGTAGAACACCATCTAATACAAATAATTCTCAAGAATATGATGGAACAAATTGGTCTAATGGAAATAATATTAATACTACAAGACAATCATTGGTAGGTATGGGAACTCAAACTGCTGGAATAATAGCAGGTGGTGAAGCACCTGGTGGTGGTTCAAATTCTACTGAAACATATGATGGAACAAATTGGACAGCTGCTCCTAATTTAGGTACAGCTAGATATAGACTTTCTGGTTCTGGATCAGTCTCTACTGCTTCTTTAGTTTTTGGAGGAAGATTCAATCCTCCTGCAGCAGACAAAGCTCAAACAGAATCTTTTGACGGAACCTCTTGGACAGAAAAAGCAGATTTAGCAACAGCCAGACAACAATTAAGTGGTAATAGAGGAACTAGTTCTTCAGCTATAGCTGCAGGTGGTTTACCACCTCCAGCAAATGCAACAACTGCTACAGAAGAATGGAATGTTTCAGTTAATACAATAACCGCAGCAGCATGGACAGCCGGTGGAAGTGTTTCTACAGTAAGAACAAATGTTGGAAGTACTTCTAATGGAACACAAAATGCAGCATTGGTATGGGGTGGTAGAACAGGTCCACCACCATCAGGACCTTACACAAGTAATAAATGTGATGAATATGATGGAACAAGTTTTACAGCTACACCAAATTTAAATCTTGCAGCAAGAACAAGAGAAGGCGGCGGAACGACTTCGGCTGCTTGGTGTGCGGGAGGAGAAACACCTTACGTTCAAAGTGCATGTGAAGAATATAATGGTTCATCTTGGACAACCGTTACTGCCGCTCCTTTAGTTTTTCAAGGCTGCGGAACAGGTGTTCAAACTGCAGGACTTATTGCAGGTCTAGTATCAGCATCACCTCCAACAGGTTCTGATGCTTTTCCAGGAATATCTTTAGAATACGATGGAACAAATTGGGCAACAGGTGGAAGCCCAAATAATGATAGAAGAAGAGGTGGATGTTCTGGAACTCAAACAGCAGGTACTTTAATTTCAGGTTATTCAAATCCACCAAGTCCAAGTCCAGGAACTAGACTTACTGATATTGAAGAATATAATGGTTCATCTTGGACTTCAGGTGGAAGTGTGGTAACAGCAAATGCTGAAATAAACGCTGGAGCTAGAGGTCCGCAAACTGCAACATTAATAACAGGTGGTTTTCAAAACCCTAGTCCTGGAGCAGGAAGCACGCAATGTTCAAATTATGATGGAACTGCTACTGCAACAACAGCAAGTTTAGGAACAGGAAGAAGAGGACATGGGTCTGATGGTGGACAAACATCAGGATTAGCTATGACAGGTCAATCAGCTGCACCACCAGTTAATAGTCCAGGTAATTATACAGCTAATGCTGAGGCATTGACGGCAGAAACAATAGCGATAAACGCTAAAACATTGACAACTGGCTAAAAATAGTTATATTAGAAAGTATAAATGAAAGGAGTAATATGACAGAAAAAAGAAACATACATGCATTAATAGAAAAAGAAGCGCCTAGTTTAAATAACTTATTAGATCCGGAAGATGTAAAAGAGTTTAAAGCTATGACAACCGAGCTTAGAGATACTTGGACCAAGAAACAAGTATTTAGAACAGAGACAGAAATGAGAATGTCTGTCTTACAAGACATGAAATATCCAACAAAGGCTGCAAAGTATTGGCAGTGTGTTAGAGAACAAAACGTATTTTTAGAAAACTTAATGTCTTTATCTTTTGATTGTAGACGAAACGAAGCAAGGATTAAGTGGTTAGAAAAAAAACTAGAAAAAGAAACAGACGAATACAAACTAGAAAAATATAAGATAGATCTTGATGAAGCTAGATATGGTCTTGCTAACATGCAACTTGTTGCAAAAGACAGAATGAGAGAAATTAAATTATGGTCTACGTTAAAGAAAGAATTTAATGATGGGTCGTTTGATACTAAAGATGTTAACAAACATCAATTAGAATCATATCATCACATTATGAAAAACAAAGCAGAAACATTAACGTCCGGTTCATCACAACCAGAAGTGTTTAATGTATTAGGACAGTTAAAAACTATAGAAAGAGTTAAAAAATCAGGTGAAATGATTTATAACAAGAAAGAACAATTGGCCCATGATCTCGGAGCAAAAAAAGAATAAAAAACTTTTCTTTTTAGTTGCAATGCCAAGGTCAGGAAATACTTTATTGGCCTCTTTAATAAATCAAAATCCTGAAATAGTTTGTACAGCTAATTCTATAACTCTTGAAATTATGAAAGATTTATACCTGTTAAAAACAACAGATGTTTTTCAAAACTTTCCTGATCATAAGTCTTTAAATAATATTATGGATCTTGTTTACGATCTTTATTATAAAGACTGGCCTCAAAGAATAATCATTGATCGAGGCCCTGTATTAGCTACAGGTAATCCAGGTAATTTTGAATTAATAAAAATACATTATAAACGTCCTTTTAAATGTATTGTTTTACTTAGGGATTTAATGGATGTGTTAGCAAGTTATATGAAATGGTATACAGAAAATTCTGATGCATTTCCTAATAGATATAATTGTAAAAACGATGAAGAAAAATTACAAATGATTATGAATAAAGATGGTGCTGTTGCTAAAGATTTAAATGCAATTGACAATGCTTTTAAAAATTCAAACATTTGTCATTTTGTAAAGTTTGATGATCTTATGCAAAATCCTAAAGAAGAATTACAAAAAATATATACTTTTTTAGAAGAGCCATACTATCCTCATTATTTTGAAAACTTGAAAGATATTAATATCAATGGTATAGAATACGACGACCATGTTGTAGGAAAGAATATGCATAAATTACATACAGGAAAAATTGAAAAGATTTATAATCCTTATATAGAAAAAATACCTCAACAAATAAAAGATAAATATGGACACATTAAATTTTAAAATTACTTTTTTAGGTCAATCTGTTTTGCGATACAACGTTCCTTTAGATGTATATAATATAATTAATGGTATTTATGAATCTAAATATCCACAATTACCTAAAGCAAATCCACAATTAATTGGTAAGATAGAAAAAGAAAATTCATTATTTTTTGATGGTCCACCTAACAAAAAAATGCATTCACATAATTATTTACCAGATAATGTTACGCAATGGTTTAAAAAAATTTTTAAACATTATTTAGATTGGAATGGTATAAAACAATATGAAATGCATTTAAATTCAATTTGGGTTAATCAAATGTTTGAACATGAATATAATCCAGTGCATATTCATCAAGGAACATTGTTTACAGGTTTGTCTTCTGTAATGATTTTAAAATTACCAGAAAATTTTGGTGTAGAATATTCGTCAGCCGACCAACCACAAAACGGTAGATTACAAATACTAGGTTCATCATGTGGTCAATTTTCAAATGTAGATTATCAACCTGATTTTAAAGAAAGAGATTTTTATGTTTTTCCATATGATATGAGACATTGTGTATACCCTTTTAATGGACCTGGAATGAGACGAACACTTGCAGCTAATATGGATGTGCATTATGATCCAGTTAAAAATAGAGGAGTAAATTAATGTACGAAAATATACATGTGTTGGAACCTAAATGGAAGAGTTGGATTATACAAACAACGACGCCTTTGTTTACACCAAATCAATGTCGACAAATTATTGAAGCTGGCAGAAAACAAAAACCACAAACAGCTCAAGTTGGTATGAACAAACCTGGTGGTGGCACAGATACAAAAAAAAGAGTTACAACAATTAGTTGGATACCATTTAAAGAAATGGAACATATGTATCGCGATCTTAATAGCTTTATACAAAAAGCAAATGAAAATCATTTTGGTTTTGGAGATATTAGAATTACAGAAAATGCACAGTTTACAGAATATCCAGAAGGAGGATTCTATGATTGGCATATGGATTGTGATGTAAACATGTCTCACGAACCACCTGTAAGAAAAATATCAATGACGTTATTGTTAAACGATCCATCAGAGTTTGAAGGAGGGCATTTAGAACTTATGGCACCTGGTAAGTTTGCAGAACTTAAACAAGGTCATGCTATTTGTTTTGCTTCTTTTTTAAATCATAGAGTACAGCCAGTAATAAAAGGGGTTAGACAATCTCTTGTTGTTTGGTTTGGAGGTAAACCATTTAGATGATTAAAGAAGGTTTTTTTCCAACACTTATATATGCTGAAGATTTTAAATTAAATATTGAAGAACTTAAACAAAATATAATTAATTGGTCTAATCAAGATAAAGGAATTAAAAAAACAAATGTAGATGGATGGCATAGCGAGACTGATATGCATAACAAACCAGAATATAAACCTCTAGTTGATGAACTATTTAGAATGGTGCATCAAGTATTTAAAGAAGAATTTTTAGATAAACAAGCTGTGCTTGGTAATATGTGGGCTAATATTAATGGGCCAGGAGGATATAATAAACCTCATGTACATCCTAATGCATTATTTAGTGGAGTGTATTATGTAAAAACTCCAACTAACTGTGGTCGTTTAATATGTCAAGACCCTAGACCAGGTATTCAAACATGTATGCCTAGTAGAATAAAAGGAGAAGTTCCTAAACATTTATGGAGAGATGTTCATTTACAGCCACAAGAAAATAGAGCTATAATGTTTCCTGCATGGCTTTGGCATAGTGTCGAACCTAATAAATCAAATGATATAAGAATATCAGTAAGTTTTAATTTTATACAAGATGGCTTTCAATAAATATCAAGTAATTAAAAAAGCAATTAGCTATGAGTTAGCTAATTTTATATTTAACTATTTTTTACTTAAACGTGATGCAGTTAAATGGATGTATGAAAATAATATTACATACGACACAGGTATGTTAGGCACTTGGACGGATAGGCAAGTAATAAACACTTATTCTCATTATGCGGATCCTGTAATGGAGACCCTTTTAGTGAAAGTATTACCAGTAATGCAACAAGAAACAGGCCTAAATTTAATTCCAACTTATTCATACGCTAGATTATACAAGCATGGAGACGAATTAAGAAGACATAAAGATAGACCTAGTTGTGAAATATCTACTACCATTAATTTAGGAGGTGATCCATGGCCTATATTTATAGACGGCACTGGTGCAAATACAGTCATAGATGAAGAGAAAAAAATACATAAACCTAACGCTCCCAAAGGCACTAAAGTCTTACTTGAAGTCGGCGATATGCTGGTATATAGTGGATGCGAATTAGAGCATTGGAGAGAACCATTTGAAGGTAATACTTGCGGACAGGTATTTCTTCATTATAACCATGTAAATGGTCCTTTTGCGGAAAAGAATAGGTTCGACAAAAGGCCGATGTTAGGTATTCCACCAATAAGGAATACATAATATAATGAGGTTATATGTTACAAAAATTAGGATTCTTACCCGGATTTAATAAACAGGTTACATCAACAGGTGCCGAGTCTCAATGGACAGGAGGAGAAAATGTTCGTTTTAGATATGGTACACCTGAAAAAATAGGTGGTTGGAATCAACTAGGAGAATCTAAACTTACCGGCGTTGCAAGAGGACTTCATCATTTTGTTAATACAGCTTCTATAAAATTTGCAGCCATAGGAACAAACAGAATTTTATATGTATACTCTGGAGGAGTGTTCTACGATATACATCCCTTAGTTAATCCATCAGGTACAGCTATTACTAGTGCATTTAGCACAACTAATAATGATGCAGCTGTAACAATTACTTTTAGTGGATCACATAATTTTCAAGCAGGAGACATAATTTTATTTGGCGACACTAGCACCTTTAGTGCTATTACTAATTCTAATTTTGGAGCATCTGATTTTTGTAATAAAAAATTTATGGTAACTAGTGTACCAACGGCAACTACTATTACGATTACAATGCCAAGTGTTGAGACAGGAAGTGGAGCAACTACTTCTGGAGCAATTACTTATTATCAATACTACCACGTAGGACCCGCTGAACAGATAGGAGCTTTTGGTTGGGGTATATCATTATGGGGTGGTAATATTTTAGGATCATTAACTACAACTTTAAATGGTGCATTAGCAGATGACACTAATGGTAATAATAGTTCTGCTACAGAAATTACATTAGCCAGCACTACAGGTTTTCCTTCAGCAGGTACAAATTATGTTCAAGTAGGCGCAGAAGAAATATCTTACACAGGAATTACAGGAAGTAAATTAACAGGGATTACTAGAGCAGCTAGGGGATCAACTAGATCTTCACATTTAAATGGTGCAACAGTTACTAACACATCTAGTTGGACTGGATGGGGATCAGCAGCAGCTAACACAGACTCAGTAACAGACCCAGGACTATGGTCTTTAGATAATTTAGGTACAACTCTCATTGCTCTAATTCACAATGGAGAGTGTTTTCAATGGGATGCTGATGCACCAAATGCAACAGCAACCCGTGCTACTATTATATCTGGTGCACCAACAGCATCTAGAGATATGTTAGTATCTACACCTGATCGTCACTTAGTATTCTTTGGTACTGAAACAACTATTGGAACTAAATCTACACAAGATGATATGTTTATAAGATTCTCGTCTCAAGAAGATATTACAGATTATACACCAACTGCTGAGAACAGCGCAGGCACACAAAGACTGGCTGCTGGATCACGGATCATGGGTGCCAAGCTTGGTAGAAATGCACTTTATGTTTGGACGGACACAGCTTTATTTACCATGCGTTTTGTTGGAACACCATTTACATTTGCTTTTGAACAAGTAGGAACTAACTGTGGATTAATTGGAATGAATGCAGCAGTAGAAGTTGACGGAGCTGCATACTGGATGTCAGAAAATGGTTTCTTTAGATACACTGGTAAACTAGAATCTATGGACTGTTTAGTCGAAGACTATGTTTATGATGATTTAAATACTACATCTAATCAATTAGTTTATTGTGGTATTAATAACTTGTTTGGTGAAATAACTTGGTTTTATCCAACTTCTACATCTAACGTAGTTAATAGGGCAGTTACTTATAGTTATTTAGATTCAACAGCTAAACGACCTATATGGTTTACGAATGCAAGTACTTTATTTCCTAGAACAGCATGGGAAGATTCAGCTGTATTTGGTTTGCCTCATGCAACTAAATACAATGCAAGTTTAGATACATCATTTGATGTAACCGGCAACACAGAAGGAACTACAGTTTATTTTGAACATGAGACAGGAGTTAACCAGCAAGAAGCAGCCACATCAGCTGTAGCTATTCCTGCTAATATTACTTCTGGTGATTATGATATTACACAAAAAGTTGTAAGAGGAGCAGCTACAAATTTAGGTGATCTTAGAGGTGACGGTGAAAACATTATGAGAGTTAGCAGAATTATACCAGACTTTATTAATCAACAAGGAAATGCTATTATACAATTAGATTTAAGAAACTATCCTAATAACACAGCAGCTAGTTCATCACTTGGACCTTTTACTGTAACAACAAGTACAGATAAAGTTGATACACGTGCAAGAGCTAGAGCAGTTGCATTAACAATATCAAATACAGCAGTGGATACGAGTTGGAAGTTAGGAACTTTTAGATTAGACATACATGCTGGAGGAAGAAGATAATGCAAATAATGGAAGCAGCGATAATAGAATTTGCTAAAAGATTTGGCATGAATAAAGCTATAGAATATTTTGGTTTAGATAAACAAACACAAAACCCTAAATATGCAATTAGTATCGGTGGTAAAGATATTAACCCGTTAAACATATTAGCAAGAACTGGTCTTAATAAAGCTTTTAGTGGTGGCCTTAATGTTAGTGGTATAATGGGTCCTGCAGCTTTGATGGGAGGAGCTTTTATGTTAGGTAGAGCTTTTGATCCAACAAGACCAGGTTCACGTAATTATAATCCAACTCTTGCAAGACAAATAGATTATTTATCTGGAAGAGAAGGAATGGTAGGTAGAAGTCCTAATACTGGTTTAATGGTATATGGACCACAATCAGTATTACGTGGTCAGAATGTTATGTCAATGTTTGGAACTAATGATTATATACAACAATTAGAAAAGAAAAAAGATTATTTTGAAAATAGAATATCAAAAGGAAAAGATATTAGTGAAAAAAATTATGCAAAAACACTTGAAGAAATAAGTGCAGCAAAAGGTTTTAGACGAGATGAAGGTAAAACAAAAGATTATGGACCTCATGGCGGAGGCAATGGTGGTTTTAATACTTCTAAATCTGGAAGCGAAGGTGCTTTTGGTAGTTATGATGGAAGCCCAGGAAGAAAAGATTATCGTAGGGGAGGCATTGCAAGTTTATAATGGCAAAGATAGTACAAACATTAACTAGAGCAAGCAAAGAATACGAAGAAGACGTAGCACAATCACTTGTGCGAGATTTAGATGCAGTGTTAGAAAAACTTAACACTACATTTCAAGAAGAATTAAAACAGGAGATAGAAGCTAGAAGTTTCTTTTTAGATTAATGGCAGTAGTAAACCAATATAAATTTATAGGTATAGATAATAGCACAAGTGGCAGTGCACTTTCACCATTAGGGTCAGGTATTCCTGCGGTTAATGAAACTATTGTTATTAAATCTATTTTAGTTACATCAGCTGGTACACCTAGTGTAACTATTATAAATAATAGCATTACAGCTCTAAAATCAGCACCACTTACAGCCAATCAAACAAAAGAATTATTAACCCAACCGCTAATAGTAGAAGGTGGAAAAACCTTTACAGTTCAATCAAGCACAACAGACTCGTTTGATGTAGCTATTAGCTATCTAAACATTAAGAAAGAGGTAACAACATAATGGATGATATACCAGTATTAACACCAGAAAAAATAATAACTACAATTACAAATAAAAAAACAGGGGAAGTCTATAAGGATGAAGAAGCTTTAAAAGCAGCTAATATTCCAGCAGAAGACGTGCAAAGAGATGTGACAGTAATTATGCCACCTCTTGATTTAATAGGAAAAACAAAGTAGTATGAGAAACTCTTTAAAATAAGGCAATTATGGCAATAACAGATATATCAATTTCAGAAGAACTAATGACTAACGCACCATCTATTAAGTATAGAGGAAACGAAGGTCCTAAGTCTCCACAAGAAATGGAAATGATGATGATGTCTGGTGGTCAACCATTACCAGAAGATCCAACTAAACCTATCAATCCTTTTGCACCTAAACCTACAGGACCAACTTTACCTAACAAAATGGCTTTTGATGACACACCTGGATTTGAAATAGAATCTTTAAAAGAATTAATGGATGAATTTTACATTGATACTGGTCGAGAACCTCTTAGTATAGATGAATTAAGAAGACATTTTTATATTAAATACGGAAAAGATAGGATTAGTGAAGTAGACGAAATGGTATCTGACAGACAGATGGCAGCGTATGGTGGTATCATGGGTGCTGATGGTAGAAAACAATATGGTATTGGATCTTTCTTTCAAAAATTTATAATGGACCCACTTAAAAATGCTACAATTGGTGAAGAAAAATCTAAGGCTTTAACTGCAGCAAGATTAGCAAGAGAAAAAGCAACTGGTGTTGACACTCCGGCCTATGAACTTGCGCTTAAAGATTTATTTTATGGAAAAAAAGATGAAGACAAAAATACTCGTTCAGGTGGTGTAATAGATTCAATAGCTAAAAATATTGTACCAATAGCTGGTGGTATTACAGCGGGTTTATTTACTAAAAATCAACCAGAACAACCAGGTTTACCAGATGACAATACAGCATTACAATTAGCAGAACTTAAACAAGTTGCAAATACATTAGATCAAAAACAAGGTATGGCAGCGGGATTAAATTTCTTACCAGCTGTATCAGCTAGAAAATTTACACCAGCAGAAATGATTGAAACATATGCAAAAGCAGCTAACGGTGGTAGAATAGGGTTTGATAATGGTGGTATAATGATGGCTTCAGCACCTAATAAAGAAATGCCAATGATGATGGCAGGTGGTATTGAAATGGATGCTAATAATGAAATTATGGAAAGAATTATAGATGATCTAATGGAAGCAGATCCAAGTTTGTCTATAGAAGACGCTATAGAACAAGCAAAAAAAATATTTGATCAAATGGCTAGTAAACCAATGGCTAGACCAAGAACAATGGCTCAAGAGGGTGGGCTCATGGATCTTGGTGGTATGGAAAAAGATTACAGAGCTGAAGGTGGGTTTGTACCTATAGGAAGAGAAGAAAAAGCTGACGATGTGCCTGCAAGATTAAGTGTAAATGAGTTTGTATTTACTGCAGATGCTGTTAGAAACGCAGGTGGTGGAGATATAGATCAGGGAGCAAAAGTTATGGAGAACATGATGAAACATTTAGAAGCTGGTGGACAAGTATCAGAAGAGTCACAAGGAATGGCTGGTGCTAAAGATATGTTTGCAACTTCACAAAGATTAGGAGATGTAATATAATGGCAATAGAACAAGTACAAAATTTACCACAACAATACGTAACAGACCTTGGTGTTGACTATGGAAAACAATTAGCAGGATTAACATCTATACCACTAGATACAGCTAAACTTGCACCACAAGTAGCGGCGCAAGATCCTTTACAAACACAAGCATATAATTTAGCAAGTTCTGGTGTCGGTGCATATCAACCTTATTTAACACAAGCAGGAGCATACTCAGGACCTACTGGTTATCAACCATTTATGTCTCCGTATCAACAAGATGTAATTGATGCAACACTATCAGAATTTGACAAACAAACTCAAGCAGGTCTAACAGGTATAGGTCAACAAGCAGCAATGTCTGGTAACTTAGGCGGCGGACGTGAAGGTGTAATGAGATCAGAATATCAATCAAATCAAGATGCTAACAGAGCATTATTAAATGCGCAATTATTACAACAAGGATTTGGACAAGCACAGACAGCAGCGCAAACAGCATTTAATCAACAAAGAGGTTTAGCAGGAGATATAGGAACTTTACAAACAGGGGACATTAACCAGTTGGGTCGATTGGGCGGACTACAACAGGCACAAACGCAAGCAGGCCTTGATGCAGTAAGAGAAGCAAATAGATTAGAAGCATTTGAACCTTATGAAAGATTAGGTACGTATGGTTCTGGAGTTGCAAGTCTATTCTCTGGCAATGCACCGTTCGGTAATCAATCAACAATAACACCTAACCCTACACCATTACAAACGGCTCTTGGAACAGCTAGTGTATTAAGTGGTATATTTAATCCAGGAAGTAATAGAAGAAATCCATACGCTTACGATGGAACATACACAGGATAAAATATGAGCAGAATATTAAGTAGACCTATGTTTAGAAAAGGTGGTAGTGCTGGGGAAGGTATTACTTCAGGCCTAGCTCCTAGACAAGGTTACAATACTAACGAAAACAATACTGTAAAGCAAAACGATTTATCTAAAGTAAATCTTAAAGACATGAATATGCAACAGATCAAAGATCTAGCAGACAGTATGGCTTTTAAAGCACCACCTATGGCACCAGATAGATCATTAAGTGATTTTAAAATAGACTTTGGTTTAGATTTAATATCAAGATCACCAGGTGGAAACATATTTCAAACAGCAGGAGCAGCAGCTAAAGATCCTTTTCAAAGATTTAAAGCAAGCAGGGCTGCATATAACAAAGGTGTAAATGAAAGAGCAATTAACAGATATAACAGTCAAACAGGAATGTTTGATACATTGTTAAGTGCACAAGCTGACATCCTTGGATCAGAAGGCGGATCTAAAACGTTTGCTAAACAAGCTAACGATGCAGAGATACAAGCTCTTATGACTCAACTGTTTGAGTTAGAAGCAAATCAAAAAACAGATCAAGCTTTATCTGATGAAGAGTATGCACAACAAGAAGCAATTTTAATGCAAAGATTACAAGGATACACAGGTAAAAACCCTGCGGTAACATCTTTGTTTGGTAACAAAGAACAAGCAGACATTGTTATTCAAGGAATACAAAATGATATAACAAACAGTGAAGCAATAATTAAAGTTATGGGTGATGATGGTGAAATGATAGAAGTAGTTGAAGGTGAATACGCTGCAGAAAATCCTAAGTACATTGCAGAAGAAACAGCAAAAAGATACATAGCACTATACAATAAAATGGTAAGAGAATCTTTAGGTTTAGCAGAAGGTGGTAGAGCTAAATATAATATGGGTGGTGATGTAATGGAAGAAGAAGAAGTACAAGTTACAGAAATGATGCCAAAAGAAACTGCACCAACAGGTGACAGTTTATCTTATGAAGAATTAAGAGCAAGATTACCAAAAGAAGTGACAGATGACATCGTAGTAATTCTAGCAGAAAGTCCACAAGCGTTAATAGATTTTGCAGAAATACAAACACAAACGGATGTTGATGAATTCAATATGAAGTACGGAGTAAATTTATCATTACCGTCAGGAGCGTAACATGGCCGACGAAACAGAAAAGCGAACGCTTTTAGGTGATATAAAAAAAAATATCATAGACAAAATAGGTAAAGAAGATATCATGGAGGGTGATATTACACGGTACAAAGTACCAAAAAGTTTACCTGAAGTTCCAATTAAAACTATTGAAAGAAAAAAAAAGAAAGTAATTGAAAACGAAAGCGAGTTTGAAAATGCTTTTAATTATGCAATGGAAAAAGCATATGACAGAAGTAAGCTTCCAACTAAATATACTAAGGAAGGTTTGCTTGCAGCAGCGTTAAGTTTTAATGCAACAACGTTACCATCAATGTTGGAATACTATAGACAACAACAAAAACCAGAAACATTAAAAAAAAGAAAATATATAGAGGGTTATACTGATATAGCCAAATCTATTTTAAGAGGTGGTCCTAACTTTGTAAGATCAGCAAGTGAGTTTGTTTTAACTCCTATTGATTATACGTTTGATTCAGACTTTCAAACTAAATTTAACAAAATGATGGACACAAAAGAAGTGTTAGGTGAAGCAGAAACTTTACCGGGTGCACTGTCCGAACTTTTATCTGAGTATGCAATACCTGTAGCAGCTGCAACTAAAGTTGTTAACGGTGCAAAAACTTGGAAACAAATTAAAAATTTACAACAATTCATGGGTACAAGTAAGGCATCTAAGATTGCACAAAGAATGGTAAGAGATGCAACAATACTTGGTATAGCAGAAACAACTGTAAGATCTGGATCTGATCCTAATATGGACTATGGTTTTATTGTTCAACCTGAGTCTACAAAAGGATTAAAAGGAAAAGAATTAGCACTAGCCACTATTAAAAATAAATTTAGATACGCAAAAGAAGGTACACTAATAGGTGGTGGCTTTCCGTTAGGCGCAAAAGTATTACAACAAACATATAAGTTTGGAGCTAAACCTGTTGTTAAAGGAGCATTAAATGTAGCTGGTAAAACTATGGGTGGTGTTTCTAAAGTTGCAAGCTACGATAAATATATACTACCAAACATGGCTAAAGGATTAAGATTCGCTGCGGTCAAACCATTAGAAAAAGTTGTAGCCCCTATTATAATTGGAGCATGGACCAAAACTAATCCTATAAAAGTTGCAAAACAACTACCACCATTTAAAGAGTGGCGAATGTTATCTAAAACTAATCCTAACAAAGTATTATCAGAAACAGCATCATTAGATGATTTTTTATCTAACTTTAGATCCTTTGCTAAAGACACATTAGAAATGGGTTTGATAAAAGAATCATTAAGAAATACAATTAAGGCAAAATCAAGAAGAATAAACAAAGCGTTAGATGATTTAGATCAAGCGTACTATAATTTAGCAAAAGGTTTTGAAGGAAAATATAATCAAGGTATTACATCTAGAGTAGGACAAAAATATGATTTAGATAAAGTTACAGAATATTTAAAAGGTCAAAGAAAATTAAGTGATCTACCACAAGAATACAGATTTTCTGCAAAAGATATTGATAGTCAATTAGACGAGCTTAGAAATGCATTAGCAAAAGCATTACCCAACAATCAAAAGTTTGCAGATTTTAAAAAAGATTTATTAAACAGAGGCAATAAATATATGAGAGCATCGTTTGATATATTTGAAAGACCGATGTACCAACCTTTAGTTAAAGACAAAGAAGCAGCGGTAGATTATGTATTAAAAAAAGTAGTCAGAGGCAATAAAGATTTTAAAGAAGCTGCAGCATCAGAGTTTCCTAACTTAAGTAAAGACGCAGCATTAAAAGAACAAGCAAAAAGAATTGTAGAAAATATTTTATACACAGGCCGTGCAGAAAAAATGGATCCTATTACGGCACTTAGAAAAATAGGTCTTAGATTTTTAAGAGATGATAACTATAAATTTTTAAAACGAGGTGAAGAATTACCAGATGTTATACAAAAATTATTAGGTAAAGGAGATAACTTACGATCATCTGTTGCAATGACTACAGCAGAAATGATGAGTCAGGTATACACTAAAAGAGCTTATGATAATTTATCTAAAGTTTTACAAAACTCAGGACAATTAGTTAAGACAGAAGCACAAGCTATGAAGTTTCCTGGATACGAACAGATACATAAAATACCTGGTCTCGGTGTATTATCTAGTGACATTCAAGGATTGTATGCTTCAAAAGAATTAGCAAACGCATTAAAAAGTACACGTGGACCATTAGATAAATTAATTGAAGCATCTATTTATAGACACATACTACAGTTTAAAGTTTTAACACAGATGGGTAAGACAGTATTCTCACCACAAACTCAAGTGCGTAATGTATATTCTGCAGGGTTCTTTCCATTTGCAAGAGGACATATAGGTGGTAACTCTAGTGTATCAGACTCATTTAAAATTGTATTAGAAGATATCTTTCCATCAGGTAGAATAAC